CTCGAACCGAGGAATCTCAATGAAATTCCAATCCCCCGATGCATTTCAGCATCGGATTTACCCTAATTAGGGTGAGTGCTAGACACTAATGAGATGAAAATTTATTAGAATTTAAATCCATTAGACTCATACCGACATGTTATATGTCGGGCTAAAGTGTAGATCGATAGTTTGGTATAACCACGAGTGCCCCGGACAACATGACCTTCAACGTCGGACGGCTCACATATTAATGGTGAGTCGCCGCGCGAGTAGATCGAGTAGACTGGGTACACGTAGTCACCCTTGAGAGGAGTTTTAAACTTTCTCCCTTCGAGTGTATACGTATCAAACCACCCTCCGTCATATCCTCGTCTTCGAAATTTTCGATTCGACCGCAATGTGTGATCACCTAAAAGGTGTCCATCACCATAGCCGTCGGGACCAAAAAGCCGTAGATGAGGTAACGTAAAATGGAATACCGTTGTTGCGAGATCTCTCTCGCAGTTACGGAAAAACCAATTATGCATGACGTAGAGTGTCCGGTCATCTATCTTTGTCTTTAGATAGAAAGGCCTGATATCGATTCCCCGTAGATAGTCTGCGCCGCACGATTCTCTGAACGGCCCCGAGCTGAAGGACTTTTTTGTATTCACAGAAAAGCCACATTCATGCAGGGTACGAAACAAAAGGTCATAAGCGGCTACAGGAATGATTATATCATCACCGTAGACACGCAGATTTTCTACAGAACATCCGACGTGTTTGCAGCAGGCGTACGAGAGAGCATAAAAGATTAGAGTTTCAAGTTCAAAAGTATAGGCATTGCCCATGCTAGAGAACTTCTCCAAAATTATATTAGCTCCCTTATACGTTACGACCGGAGAACGAGCCGTGTCTAGAAGACACGCCCATTCATAAGGAAGTAAGCTCCAAACAATCCCGCGGCAAATAGTGTCGCTCGCCATGGAGAGGTCGACAGTAGCCAAGCTACCATCTACCGACCCAATACGAGCGAGGTCCTTGTTACGGGTCTGATCGGATAAATCTAGACCAACCGAACTTCGTAATCTATCTTTAATAACCGTTCCTATCCCGTTCTGGAGTAATCCATTAAGGACAGGTTCAACTACAATCGATCGATGAGTAAGGCTGGTCTTGGGGACAAACATTAGTTTACCAGGGACACATGCGACACTGATTCCTTGCAAGGTATTACCTTGGCTGGAAGAGTGTATATCGCAGAGGTGAGGGAACTCCGATAAGAGTTCAGAAACCGCTGGTAGTAATGTATGACTACATTCTAGGCGGCTCGAGAGTTTAACCCTATGGTTAGCCTCGAGACCTTTAGTACTAGTTGTTGCGCCAGGACCGAAGAACATGTGTAAGTCGCTGATAGACGGGCAAGCGCCGATAATCTTTGCTATTTTCCGCGATGCGTAATGTAATACTACGCTCACGTCCTTATCAAAGGAGGCAAGATTATCAAAACGCTTGTTCGCTTCAGCACACATGGACTCAGACTGCAGGAACTTTTCAAAAGCTGCGGCCTCCTTATCAACTCCCATGTTCAGGAAATCTTGTTTTGCAACAAGCGCCTGAATCTGGCGAGCATAAAGGAAGTCGTCAGTAGAGAAATGCCAGGAGTAGTCGAATGAGAATTCGACTAGATCCCGAAAACGGCGGTCCCTAAATAAGCAATACAATTGCTCAGTAAGGGGACCACCATTCTTCCTGCATGTCCTAGCGACCGCGTACATGATTTTTAAAGACTCATGCTCGGAGCGTCGTTTTATAAAACTCATATTATTACCTATAGGTAGTAAGCCTTCAACCACTAGGGAGAAGGGAGTCTAACAATACAAACTAATGGTTGCTAATCACTAGTTAGGGATTGATAGCGTATTAAAGAAGGAAGAAGCAGGCGTAGTTTGCGCTGCCCAATGACCAGCACCATGTGCTTGGTTATTAGTACCAGTCGCAGTTACGCTTGAGGCTCCTTGAAGAATACCGACCATCATTTTCAGCGCGTTCGCACGATCCGCAATGGTAGATCTACTGTCAATGAACATGGAAAAAATTCCAGTCGTGACGTAGGCTACCTTAGGGGGAGCGACGTAACCCGCTGAAGTCCCGGACGCACCGAGAGTCTCCATGACGGGGACTTCTAGCTTGACTGTTAACTTGTAACCCGCTTTCAGTTTCTGTGACATAAAGGACATTTGAATTTGTCCTGAAATAGGCACGTTAGGCACAACTCCCCGCCAAAGCGGGTTGGGAGTGTCAGTAACTGGTTGGAGGGTAAACTCGGTAACAGCGTCGTCTTTGACCAATATATTAGTCATTGCAGGCATAGGAGGTTCCTAATCTGGTTATATAAGCCAGTAATGTAAAAAGAAAATGAAACTGGTGTTACCGTCGTCGGGATGGTGTTAATCCACCCAAAGATGATAGACCAGGAGAGTTGACCTTTTGCGTTGCTAGTGCCAATGCATTCCAGATATGTCTAGGAGACATGGCTTCATCCACTGATTTAAAACTCGGCGACGCTAACGGTAAACCGTTAGCCACGGTCCGGGTGACAGATTTATAACTAAATGAAGCAGTGCACCCTTTGTAGTAAGTCTGATTTAATACTTCAGCCTTACAGTTAAGGAGGCGAACTTCAGTAGTAATAGATTTGCCTGTCAGTGTAGGAATTACTGAGAGATTCTCCAGATACGTTCCAATCGGAATAAACCAATCGAGGACGAACGAATAAGGAATGATCTCCCAGGCGATCCCCAGAGGGTCTTCCAGACCCAGGGAACGTGCGACGGGCACGCTTTCAACCATCCTGTAAATGATGCGGCGAATGATTTGATCATCGCCATGTCCTTTCCAGTTGGTGGGTGAAGCGGACCCTTCGTACGATACTCGCGACACGGTTGTCGCCTTTACTGTATCGCGACGTGGGGGAGCTGTAAGAGCCTCATAGGCTTTACAAGCTTCCGACACGTCCGTTAGTAAGGGAAGCCAACCGTACTGCAACTCTAACCAGCGACCTGCTATATCCTTAGGATGTAGCGCGGATCGATGGTCAGTAATGCGGAGAGCGCGTGCTGCACTGGGAAGATCCCCGTGTTTCAACGCGTGCAACGCATTAGCGATGGTCTTAATAGCTTCAACCGTCATTCCAACAGTTTGTCGGCCTTCTGCAACGAACTTACCGAGTGAAAACTCGTGTTCTTTGACTTTGGCAACAATCTTGTTCTGGAGTTGGACGGCCTTGTGTCCCGGGAACGTACGACTGGGTATAACATCCACATTAGTGTAGTTAAGACCAGTCTGCGAATCCGGAGAGGCGGAATGATAGTATTCATGCATGACATAGTCATGCTCGTTTACTACACGCACGCCGTTCACAAGCGAGTATTTACCATCAGCACCGGCCCAATCTTTATGATAATAATTGAAGCCGCTACCGGTGTCTTTACTCCCGAAGCTCACTTTGCACCCCCATGAAGGGATGCTTGTCCGTTTCCGGAACCCGAGTCATCGGGTAAACGAGCCCTGATAGAAGTATCAGGGGGGCACTCGTTTCTCATGCCCACATGTGTCAGTCGGCCAATCACTGAGTCTAACATATGATCATCAATATTAGCACCAACTAAGGCAAGGATTGTAAGAATCTTAACGGTTCGAACTTTCCTTCTCCTCGTTAATGCTGATTTTGAGAACGTCATATGTTTTTCTCCTGTGGTTGGTC